AATCAATTAAGACCACTAACCGTAGGATTTGATGACACGTTCAGACATTTTGAATCAATGTTTGACCATCAATTAGATCATATACAAACTACAGCTTTTCCTCACTACAATATAGTGAAAATGGATAAGAACAAGTACGATATTCAAATCGCTCTTGCTGGTTATAACAAAAAAGATATAGACATTAACCTAGAGGAAGGTGTACTTACTATCGAGTCTAAAAAAGACGAGAAGAAAGAAACTAAACTAGACTCTGAAGGTGAAATGTTACATAAAGGTATCGCTAAAAGATACTTTAAAAAGTCTTTTACAATCGCTGAGGACTGTAAAGTCATAGGCGCTGAACTAAAAGATGGCCTATTAAGGGTATCTTTAGAGAGAATCGTTCCAGAACATAAAAAAGCTAGAACTATCTCAATCAAATAAAAAACCAATACGTGCTATGTTTCAAACGCATAGCACGTATAAATAATTATATTATGAATTTCAAATGGGACCTAACAAAGTTTTACAAAGAAGCAAGAGCAAAAAAATCTGCTGTTGCCGTATTAAGAAAACGATCAAAAGATTCGATTGCAAGACCTAAAGCAACGAAAAACATCACATCAAAAGACTCACGTTTACAAGGCATATAGCCTATTGACAAATTAACGTGATTAGTATATAATGTAATTATTATAAGGAGAAAATATTATGAATAAAGGTGATAAAGTACCAGAAGTAAATTTTAGAGTAAGATCGCTAGGCGAATGGACAGATACAAATACGGATACGTATTTTAAAGATAAGAGAGTTATACTGTTTTCATTACCAGGTGCGTTTACATCTATATGTTCAAATCAACAATTGCCAGGATACGAAAAACTATGTGACGTATTTAAACAACACAAAATTGATGACGTATATTGTATGTCAGTAAATGATTCGTTTGTTATGAATGCCTGGGCACAAAATCAAAAACTAAAAAACGTTAAAGTAATACCTGATGGTAATGGCGACTTTACAGATCAGATGGATATGCTTGTAGAAAAAACTGTAATAGGTTTTGGTATGAGATCATGGAGATATGCTATGATTGTGAACAATGGTGTAATAGAAGAAATGTTTGTAGAACCTGGTATAGGTAACAACACATCAGGAGACCCTTATGAGGTATCTGCTCCTGAAAACGTTTTAAAATATCTACAATCAAGTACGCTTGACTCAAACGCAATTTAGTGATATACTTATATTATGAAATACAATGAAGATAAAATCTTAAAAGAGATTGGTGATTATATTAAGTCAACTTATGGCCAACACTATTCAAGTGACCAAAAAGGCTTTCAAGTTTTAGATTTATTAAAGACACTTAAAATCGGAAAAGATTTCTGTCATGCTAACGCAATTAAATATTTGTGTAGATATGGCAAAAAGAATGGACACAACCGTGCCGATCTGTTGAAGGCGGTACACTATGTTATATTACTGTTAAATTATGATAAGGAGATGAAATGAAAATAAGTGATAATACGATTAGTATATTAAGAAATTTTAGTGACATAAATGCTAATATACTATTTAAACCTGGTAAACAATTAAGTACAGTTTCTACAATGAAAAACATTATGGCAGAAGCCAATGTTACAGATGAGTTTGAAACTGAATTTGGTGTATATGATTTGCCAGAGTTTTTAAGAGCATTGGATTCTTTTACACAACCTGTACTGAATTTCAATGGTTCTTCAAACCTAAAAATACAAGATGAGAAAACTAGTTTGTCAGCGAGATATGCTTTTGCTGATAAATCAACGTTAAGATATCCATCTAAATCAATAACAATGCCAGACAAAACAGTATCGTTCTCATTGAACAATGCTGACTATGAGTCTGTTAAAAAATTATATACTAATTTAAGTCTACCTGATATTGCATTTAAAGGCGAAGATGGTAAGATTAAGTTAGTTGCATTAGATAAAAAGAATAGCAACTCTAACCAATCATCTATTACAGTTGGTGAAACTGATATAGAGTTTACTGCATACATTAAGGCTGAGAATATGAAAATTATTCCTGGCGATTATGATGTTGCATTATCAAAAGCGAAGATTGCTCATTTCATAAACAAAAAGGTACAAGTACAATACTGGATTGCTTTAGAAGCTGACTCAATATTTTAAGGTTAATATATGTCAGATTTTCTATGGGTTGAAAAATACCGTCCACGAAAAATATCAGAATGTATCTTAACTGAAGATTTAAAGAATACTTTTTCTAAATTTCTTTTACAAAAGGAAATACCAAATCTTCTCCTTTCAGGCACAGCAGGTACGGGTAAGACAACAGTTGCTCGTGCCTTGTGTGAAGAACTAGGTGCTGATTATATAATCATCAATGGTTCAGATGAAGGTAGACACATTGATACTTTACGTACTACAATCAAAAACTTTGCCTCTAGTGTATCACTAGAAGGTGGTTCTAATCATAAAGTTGTTATTATAGACGAGGCAGATTACATGAATGCTGATAGTGTTCAACCTGCGTTGCGTAATTTCATTGAAACGTTTTACAAGAATTGTAGATTTATATTTACTTGTAACTTCAAAAACAAAATCATACCTGCATTACATAGTCGTTGTACAGTTATTGATTTTCGTATTACTAATGGTCAGAAAGTAAAAACTGCTACTGCATTTCTTAAAAGACTAGGTGATGTATTGAAGGCAGAGAATATAGAGTTTGATAACAAAGTACTTGCTGAACTAATACAAAGACACTATCCAGACTTTAGAAGAACTATAAACGAATTACAACGTTATTCTGTAAGAGGTAAGATAGATAGTGGCATACTTGTATCTATGTCAGAAATCAACAATAAAGAGTTGATTAAGTTATTAAAAGATAAAAGGTTTGGTGATATGAGAAAATGGGTCATACAAAACCTAGACAAAGACCCTAGTAGTCTATTCTCATCTATCTATGATATATTATACAAACATTTACAACCTCAATCAATACCTGCAGCCGTTCTAACAATCGCTGACTACCAATATAAATCTGCCTTTGTGGCTGACCATGAGATAAATATGGTTGCGTGCCTGACTCAAATCATGGCAGAATGTAAATTTAAGTAGGGAGATAATAGATATGGCGAGAAGAACTTTGTGGCGAAGACTTATAGTTAGAGCACGAATGTTTTGGGCTGACGTTAGAGGACATCACGGTAAAGTTTGGAATTATGAACCAGGCGATTACTACATGGGTTCTCATAAAGGTCACAAAAAGCATGAAAAACATGATTGAATATAAACTTACTGATTATCTCAATGCGATTAACTGGTCAAAGGTTAATCTACTAGACGGAGACGATCTCACTTGGGAAAAGAAATACCCACCTTATGTTATAAATCGTTGTCTATCACAGCACGTTGACGCTATAATGATGGCAAACGAGATGAATTTACATCACAGCCTAACCAAACGTTTACAGTTTCATTTTCTACTAAATAGTATTCGTAAGAGAAAGAGGTTCGGTGGTAAGTGGACGACAACTGCTAAATCTAAAAATTTAGAGTATGTAAAAGAATATTATGGTTATAGCAATGCAAAAGCAAAGGTAGCCCTTGACATACTGGATAAGAAACAATTGAATCTTATTAAGGAAAAACTTGATAAGGGTGGGAGAAAAAAATGAGTGACGAATTTAATTGGTCGCCTGAGCAGATGTTAGAGGTTACACTCAAACAGCCAGATGACTTTCTAAAAATAAGGGAGACTTTGTCCCGAATAGGTGTTGCAAGTAGAAAAGATAAAACTTTATTTCAAAGTTGCCACATACTACACAAACAAGGTAAATATTACATAGTACATTTCAAAGAACTTTTTGCTTTAGACGGTAAAAAAGCTACGTTAGTAGAGAATGATGTACAAAGACGTAACACAATATCAGTTTTATTACAAGACTGGAACTTACTATCAATAGTAAAACCTGAGGCTGCTGAAAACAAAGCACCTCTATCACAAATAAAAATCATAGCATTTAAAGAAAAAAGCGAATGGACTTTACAAGCGAAATATAATATTGGAAAAAAACAATCAACTGAAGAAAATAAAACTGAATAGGAGTATATTATGATTAGATTATACAGACTCTCATCTGGAGAGGACGTAATAGGTACGCCACAAGAAAGCGATAAAGCATTTCACGTGGCAATAAAGAAACCTTTTGTATTGATACCAATGCAAGGACAACCAGGTAAACCTATGCAAATAGGATTTCATCCATACATACCATACACAAAGGATGAAGTTATACATATCAAAGAGGCAAATATAATTACTGACACTACACCAGACGATAATATGATTGGTGCATATCAACAAAATACAGGTCAGATAGTTACACCTAAAAGTAAAATTATCACATAGTATTGACTTTTAAAATCAATCGTGTTATAATAAGATATGAATTTGGCGAGTAGTTTTTATACAAATGTTGTAGAGCATAAAGGTAAACTTCTTATAAGAGGTGTCAATAATGGCAATGCTTATTTAAGTCGTATCAATTATAGTCCTACACTATATCTACCTACAAACGAAGAATCAAAATACAAAACTTTAGATGGTACTAATCTAAAAGCAAAACGATTTGATTCTATATCAAAAGCAAAACATTTCTATAGTGAGTATGCACCTATACCAGAGTATAAAATCTTTGGTATGAATAGATACAACTATCAATACATCGCTGACGAATACAAAGGCGAGATGAAATGGAATAAAGATTACATAAAGATATTCACACTTGATATTGAAACCGAGTGTGAGAACGGCTTTCCCGATCCTGATACTGCAAAAGAAACAGTTATCTGTATTACAATAAAAAATCACAGCAATAAACAGATTATTACATGGGGTACAGGTGACTTCATTTCTAAAAAGGCAAATGTAACTTATGTAAAATGTCAAAACGAAAAGCACATGTTGCTAGAGTTTCTAAAATTCTGGTGTAAGAATCATCCTGATATTCTAACAGGTTGGAATGTAAAGTTTTTTGATATGCCTTATCTTATGAATCGTATGAGATATATCTTTGACAATGATACAATTAATAAAATGTCTCCATGGAATTATGTCAATGCAGATAGAATACAGTTTGGTCAAAAGAACCAACAAATCTGGAATATACTAGGCGTATCTGTATTAGATTATTTTGATCTATATAGAAAGTTTACATATGTAAGGCAAGAGTCTTATAAACTGAATTACATTGCCAAAGTAGAACTAGGCGAATCTAAATTAGATAATCCATATGAAACATTTAAAGACTTCTATACAAAAGACTATCAAAGGTTTGTAGAGTACAATATACAAGACGTAGAACTTGTTGATAGACTCGAAGACAAAATGAAACTGATTGAGTTATGCCTGACTATGGCATATGATTACAAGGTAAACTATACAGATGTTTATTCACAAGTAAGATGTTGGGATACAATCATCTATAATCATTTACTTACAAAAAATATTCAAATACCACCTAGAGAAGATCAGGTTAAGGATACACAATACGAAGGTGCATATGTAAAAGATCCACAACTAGGTTTACATAACTGGATTGTTTCGTTTGATTTAAACAGTTTGTATCCACATTTGATTATGCAATACAATATTAGTCCTGAAACGTTTGTAGGTACAGAACCTAAAGCAGTAGGTGTAGAAAACTTTTTAGATGAAAGATTAAATCTCAAATGGGCAAAAGATCGTAATGTGACTATTGCACCAAACGGCGCCATGTTTAAAAGAGATAAGCAAGGTTTCTTACCTGAACTTATGGAGAAGATGTATACCGAACGTGTTGTATTTAAGAAGAAGTCTATAGAGGCAAAAAAAGAATATCAAAAGACAAAAGACCCTATCTATAAAAATGAAATTAGTAGATGTCATAATATACAGATGGCAAAAAAGATTTCTCTTAACTCTGCTTATGGCGCAATCGGTAATCAATACTTTAGATACTTTGATGTAAAACAGGCAGAAGCAATCACACTAGGTGGTCAGTTATCTATTCGTTGGATAGAACGTGACGTAAATAAGTTTATGAATAAGTTGTTAGGTACAGATAATAAGAACTATGTCGTAGCGTCTGATACAGATTCAATCTATTTAAAATTAGATACACTTGTTGAAAAAGTCTGTAAAGATAAAACACCACAACAGATTACAGATTTTTTAGACAAAGCAGCCGAAGAAAAAATACAAAAAGTTATTGATGATAGTTTTAAAAATCTTGCAGAATATGTAAATGCTTATCAACAGAAAATGATTATGAAACGAGAAGCAATTGCTAACAAAGGTATATGGGTTGCTAAAAAAAGATATATGATGAATGTATTTGATGAAGAAGGTATTAGATTTGATATACCTAAACTAAAAATTATGGGTGTTGAAGCAGTTAAATCATCTACACCTGAAGTATGCCGTGGCAAAATTAAAGACGCTATTCGTGTGATTATGAATGATAACGAAGACGCATTGATTAAGTTTGTAACAGACTTTAAAGAAGTATTTAAATCACTATCGCCAGAAGAGGTTGCCTTTCCTAGATCATGTAACAACCTTGGCAAATATACTAACTCATCAAACATCTATAACAAAGGTACACCTATTCATGTAAAAGGCGCCTTAATATACAATCATAATATATACAAACACAAACTATCTGCTAAATATCCTATAATAAAAGATGGTGATAAGATTAAATTTTTGATGTTAAAACAACCGAATGTAGTTAAAGATACCGTAATATCTTTTTCTACAAAGATACCATATGAATTTGATTTACACAAGTATGTTGATTATGATATGCAATTTGAAAAAACATTTACTGATCCTTTACGATTTATACTTGACTCGATAGGGTGGAAGTTAGAACGTGAAGCAACACTAGAGGCATTTTTCGGATGATGGAATCAATGATGTTATTGTATTTGACAATTTTTCTAGCTGTTAAAGCAGGTCAACGCATTGCAATGACAAATATAAAAACAACAACATTTTTAATTATGACACTACTGGTATGGATATATCTAAAAAGTATAATGTAATATACGCAGACCCACCGTGGTCGTTTAAAACGTATTCTAATAAAGGCAAAGATAGAAGTCCTGAAAAACATTATAACGTTATGAGTTTCAAAGACATATGCAATATGCCTGTAAACAATATAGCAAATGACAATGCAGTATTACTAATGTGGGTTATTGATCCTTTATTAGACAAAGCATTTGAAGTAATTAATGCTTGGGGTTTCAAGTACAAAACTGTAGCCTTTACATGGGCGAAAACAAATAAGAAATCAGATGGATTTTTTACAGGTCTAGGTTACTGGACTAGAGGTAATCCTGAAATGTGTTTACTTGCAACAAAAGGTAAACCACAACGTGTTAGTAAATCAGTACCTCAATTAGTTGTAGAAAAACGTAGAGAACATAGTCGTAAACCAGATGTTATGTATAATCATATAGAGAATCTATTACAAGGCCCATACATAGAATTGTTTGCTAGACAACAAAGAGAAGGTTGGGATAGTTGGGGAAATGAGGTAAATAAATGGAATTGACATTAGCAATATTATGTGTTATAATGATATATGGTTTTGTAGTAATATTATTAAAGAAATGGAATGATGAGTCAGTTAAGTAAATATGCAGATGAGAATAAATTACCTGTAATGGATCAACAGACCTTTGAAACGGTCACTAACGATTTAGGTAAAGAAAAATTTAGAGAAGATTTGGCACAGTATATTGCAGACAATAGACCAAAGTTTCCTCTAAAGGAGATTTCACATGAAGCAATGCGTCAGGCATTTAAATCCTTACAGAAACAAGATGTATGGGAGTTTGTAAAACCTATAGAAGTACTAGAAAAAAATGTAAAAGAAAAGTATGATGATTACAAATATAATTTTAAAGACCATGGTCTAGGTATCATAGACGCACCATCTAATTTTAATAATATATCAAATTACTTTCATCAACATTTAAGATTGAATTGTGGTAGTTTTGGTTTCAAAGCACCTATAGATGTATGGGAGAATGGTACAGCGAAAGACATATGGCGTTGTCTAGGTCCTATATGGCGTGGTATCAATGGTATGAAACCTGTTGAAGTAGATAACAAAATAGAATTAAGAGGTGGTAGATTAGATGATAAGAGTTACATGTCAGCGTTTAGATTAGGTACGTATATCGCAACACAATTTAAACCTAATGTAGCAAAGACAATCTATCAAATGACAAATGCTAAAAGAGTATTAGATACATCATGTGGTTGGGGCGATAGACTTGCAGGCTTCTTTACTAGTGACGCTGAAGAATATATAGGTTGTGATCCTAACCCTAATACATACAAACAATATTTAAAACAAGTAGAAACATATAATAGTTTCTTATCTAAACCTAAAAAAGTAACTATCTATAACTGTGGTGCTGAAGACTTACCATGGGATAAGATAAATAATATAGATTGTGCATTTACAAGTCCACCATACTTTTCTACAGAAAGGTATAACGAGGGTGGTGAAAAAGAAGAAAATCAATCATGGCATAAGTTTGATGAGTATTCTAAATGGCGTGATGATTTTTATTTACCTGTCGCTCAAAAGAGTTTTGAGAGATCAAAGCATATGTTTGTAAACATCATGGACCCTAATATAAAAAACAAAAGATATTATAGTAGCGATGAACTTGTTGATAGTTTAAAAGATAACTTTGTAGGACAAATAGGTATGAGAATTATGCAACGACCTAAATCAGATAAACTATTTGAGAGTGACGCAGAAAAAGCAGAGTTTATGAATAGAATATATATTGAAAACGTTTGGTGTTTTTCAAAAGAAAAATTAGATTACTTTAGACATAGTAGAAGGGCAACATTATTTTGATACAAGTAGCAGACATAAATTTAACAAATCTATGTAACGCTAGATGTCCACAATGTCAAAGAACATCACCATTTGGTTTACATACAGCTAAAAATTTACCATTGACAACTTGGTCTTTATTAGATTTTAAAAATTATTTTCCTAAAAATACTTTAAATGATATGAAAGAATATAGTTTTTGTGGTACATATGGCGACCCTTTGATGGCAAAAGACATAGAGTCTATCGTGTATTACATAATGGATAATTCAAATGCAAAAGTTATAATAACTACAAACGGCAGTATTCGTAAAGAAGATTTTTACAAAAGACTAGGAAAATATTGTGGTAGAAGATTATCAATGGTTATTGATGTAGATGGTGTAGATGAACAAATGCACCAGAAGTATAGACGAGGCACATCATTAAATAAATCATTATCTGCTTTAAAAGCATTATCTACTACAAGTGCTATTCCTTTATCACAAACTGTATTGTTTAAACATAATGAGATGTATGAAAAAAAAATAAAAAAACTAGCGATTAAAAATGGTTCTAAAAATCATATATCATATCCGTCAGATAGATTTGATGGCCATATATTTAATTTTATTAATGAAAATGGTGAAGCAGATACTTTAGAAAGAGCTGTACATGCCAAAAATTATATGTAAATGGAAAGAGTTAAAAAGATGTATGATAAATCCTGATGGTCAGGTATTTCAATGTTGTTATCTAAAAGAAGATTTTCCAATAAATCATTTTAGAACTGATTGGGCAAATGATCCAGTAATAAGTAAATACAATTTTGATGAAAATAACTTAAAGAATCATACGTTAAAAAACATATTAAATAATGAATGGTTTACTAAAATTTTACCAGATAGTTGGAAGAATCCTGATACAGCACCTGTTGCTTGTCAGATCAATTGTAAGGTTAATGACGCTTGACAATAAACACAAATATGATATAATAGATACAATTAAGGAGAATTAATATGAGTGATTTTTTAAAAGACATAATAAAAGAAACTGGTAATGAATACGCCACACTAGTAAGTGAGGGTGTAGAAGCAGGTGACGTTGATTCGTTTATTGATACAGGTTCCCTTGCCTTCAATGCTTTACTATCAGGATCAATCTATGGTGGTATGCCATCAAATAAGATTACAGCAATTGCAGGTGAAGCTGCAACAGGTAAAACTTTCTTTGCATTAGGAATAGTAAAAGCATTTTTAGAAAAAAACAAAGACGCAGGTGTGATTTACTTTGAATCAGAAAGTGCGTTAACAAAAGATTTAGTTGAAAGTCGTGGTATAGACAGTAGCAGAATGGTTATTGTACCAGTTGCCACAGTACAAGAGTTTAGACATCAATCAATCAAAGTGATTGACAAATATATAGAACAAAACGAGAAAACTAGAAAACCTTTAATGTTTGTATTAGATAGTTTAGGAATGTTATCTACTACAAAAGAAATGGAAGATACTGCCGAAGGTAAAGAAACAAGAGATATGACTAGATCGCAGATTGTAAAAGCTGCATTTAGAGTATTGACTTTAAAACTTGGCAAAGCAAAAGTACCTATGATTATGACCAATCATACATATGATGTAATTGGTTCTATGTTTCCTCAAAAGGAGATGGGTGGTGGCTCTGGCCTTAAATACGCTGCAAGTAATATAGTATATCTATCTAAACGTAAAGAGAAAGATGGCAAAGAAATCATTGGTAATATTATTCATTGTAAAAATTACAAGTCAAGGTTGACAAAAGAAAATGCTATAATTGATGTAAGATTAACATATAAAGATGGCCTTGATAAGTACTATGGGTTATTAGAACTCGCTATCAAACATAATATATTTAAATCAGTATCAACAAGAATAGAACTACCTGATGGATCAAAACAATATGCTAAAACTATCAATAATGAACCTGATAAATTCTTTACTAAAGATGTTCTCGCTCAAATTGACGAGGCAGCCAAAAAAGAATTCCTCTATGGCGCAGAATAGATACGTCTTTGCTCAACGTGATGTTGATGATTATAGTTGTATAAAGATTGTAGAAGGCCCTTATAAAGACATCATATACACGTATGGTCATGTAAAGTTTGCCTCGGAAGAAAATGCTCAAGGTGAGTTGCCTTTAAAGTTTGATTATGATATTAAAAAGAATCCTAATGATGTTGATACAGCAAGTATTGATTTCAGAAATTACATAGGCGACATATTAATAGAGGTCGTAGAAAAACAATTAGAAAATGGTCAAGTTAAGTTTCAAAAGTGATTACATATG